CCCGCTTGGAAAGAAATGGTATATTCTCCAATGGACCAGTTGCCTCCAGATTGTTGGTGACCCCCCATTTGGCCATAGCTGATTGGATGCTTTTAAAATTCCACGCAGCAGGCTTATTACCAGCCATACTGAGTATGTGGTCATCGCCAAAACAAGATAGCTCATTGTAAAATTTGAACTCTTTTGCGGACAATCCAGTTATTTGTTTCCAGGCAAGCAAATATAAAGTGACAAGGCCAACACTGTTGTCCATGCTAGTTGAAGAATGACCAGTGGTCAAACCTGTTCCTTTTCTATAGACATCACCGGTGGAAGTGGTGTTGAGCAATTGTTCACTAACCTGCTTGTAGTTGATGTCAATCAACCTGGCAATACGGTCACGGTCTTTGTGATGCTCAAAACCCTTTTTCCGAATCGAAGCTATTATGGACAACACATTGCCAGACAAAGTTGAGTCAAACTCAGACATGTCCCCAGCATAATGGATCTGGCAGCGAGAGTGGCTTGAATAAACATAATCCATCCAATACCCATTAAGTGGCATGCCAACCTTAATAGGAGTAGTGGTCCATCGGAAATTGTGGTTTGGAGAGAAATTCCAAACTGTTGACATGATATACTGACCAAGAGGAGAGCCAACAACAGTCCTTAACTTATCTGAAAGATACTTGCGAGGAGGCAATGACTCATCTTTGACAGAAACATGGGCCACAGGAGCCAGCAAGGGAGCAAATTCAAAAGTTTTCCTCCACAACTTTTTGAAATTTGCATACCCCATGGTCTTGATGAACTTCCATCGGCTGTATTTCTTCCGAGGATTGGAAGGGTCGACCATGAAGCTCCCAAGGGCATACTTCTTTTCCCACATCTTAATTACATAATTCATAGGTGTTATGCGGGAATACCTGAATATGTCACCTAGCAAATACCAGACATCATTTATATCAAGGTCAGGATAGTCATATCGAGGACTTTTGAAATACCTGGAAACTGACTCAAGTTCATTAGCTTCAGACCTGTATTCCTCAGTCCTACGCCACTCAACTGCTTTGACACGCAGAGGGTCCAGAGCAGTGTCAATGTAAACCTTTCTGTTGTGAATGCCTTGCTGCCAGTCGGTCCCAGTCACAAGCCAATCAGCATATGCCTGGCTGGAACCAAACCTGGAAGGTTCACTGAGGTTGACATTGATTGGCCAACCGGCATCTCTCATGATGTCAAGTGTCTCTTGTATGTGCTCCGCATCATATGTTCCCTTACCACCCATAATGTAATGAGGGAGGCCAAGGTCACTGACAACTACTGCCAACCTGGCAACAGTATCAGTGAACACAGACAACAAATTTGATCTACCACGAGATGGAATAAACCCAGAGCGATTGAGCCATTTCCTAGATACAAAATTCCATTCCACCACAGCATTGGTTAGGTCTACCATGATGGAGGCAAAAGACCATTTAACCCACTCACGAAAGTCTGTTGAAATCATGGAAATCAAGACTAAAAAGAGTCGAGCTAAAACAGACAAAGCAAAGAGCACTGCTCCAGGACTCAAGCTAAAAATAGCAAAACTGAGCAAGACATAATACTTAATAACTGAGCCAACACGTTTGAGTGGTTTTAAATACATAGAGATCAATGCATTCAATGACCACAGCATGAACAATAGC